ATCGAATGCCAAACAGTGCCTTGATCAGGCTGACCGTCCAGTGTTCGGCGGGTATGGGAGCTGCAACCGCCACAGTTGGCCAAGGGGTGACGATCTTCGGCTCAGGTGTTGGGCGAGGTGCGACGGGCGCAACGGCCACGGGCGGTGAAATTTCCTGAGAAGACGGGGTGCTGGCAGGAACTGGAGTGTCCTTTATGCGCTGCCAGCGATCAAATGAGGCCTTAAGCTTACCCGCATAATAATCAACTTGGCCGTCACCGTTAAAGCCACGTGCAAAGCCCGGCCAGTCGCGGCGGCGCAACTTATCACCAAGACCAGCGTTCTTGATGAATTCAATCATGCCAGCCAATTGCTCGCGCTCTGAGTCCAGAAACAGGCTCACCATGTCGTTAACCGTGGCATAACCCGCAAGCTTGTAATTGAACCCCATGATCTGGCCGAGGCCCCACGACGCCGATCTCAGGGCGGCAAGAGCATTAATCTTGATCGCCGCGATCAAGCGCGGGTAACTGTCCCTTGGGTATGCGCCGGGCTTCCATTTCGCATATGCAAGCCCCTGCGCAACAGCGGCGTCACGCTCCTTGCCGGGACCAAGCTCACGGAAAAAGACATGGGGTTCGAAAAGCATCTTTGGTCGGCCATTGACATCAAATCCGGTTCCCGCTGACTCCACATCAAGGATAGCGTGAACCTCATCTTCGCCGACGCCGATCTTGCGCCCGACAAGAGGGAGATCAATATCGACAAGACGCTTGCCTTTACCAACAAAGCCACAGTCAATGAGCTGTTTTGGGGTCATGTCGGGTCTCCTTGAATGGCGGGTTTGTCAGTGGTCCAGCTTTCTCCAGCCGAAACGAAACACGAGATACCTATGGTTTTTGAAAGGAGTACCGTGAAGGTGCCATGATCAGATATGAATAGTCGCACCAGCTCGCCATTCTTGGTCACACCAAATGCGCTTGTAATCTCATGATATTTTTTAGCAAGAACGTCTTCGGCCTGCTTGGTGTCGATGCACGGCAGTTGCGCCATGACAATCATGTCGGCGCGAGCCGGAATAGCAAATAAAAGAAACGCGACAAGCGCGGCAGTAATGCGGGTGATCATTTGTGTGGCCCTGTAAATCCGGTTGCTGTCATGAATTCCTTGGCGGCTACGGCGGCGACCGTCAGTCCCGTTAAAATGCCGACAATCCAGTTGCCCTTGTTTGATGGCGGCGGCGGGGCCTGGGAAATTGCATCAATCCTGGACAGCAGCTCGGCATGGCGCGTGCCGCACAGGGGCGACGGCGGCAGGTCGTGCAGGTTGTCGATGACGTGGTTGATCTTGCCTTCCAGTCGATCAAAGATTTTATCGCGGTCCTCGGCGCTTTTTTCAATCAGCTTTTGCTGGGCTTCAAAGCCCGCCTCAAGCCTGCCCAGCATATGATCGGTGTTGCGTTGCGCCTCTCGTGCCATTACTGTTGCCCTCTCCAAGCCCATCCTCGCGGTTGACCTACCGTTGGTGATGCCGTTGTCCTCAAGCCAGTTCTTGTCCTCATTAAAGCGATCCCGAAGCTGAAACATACCAGACAGACCCGTGCCACGTCACATCAGCCCACTGTCCCGTTGTCAGTGCTCTTGTTCCCCCAGCTCCGCCCACAGTAAGCGTGAACGCTCCGCCACCGATACGCGTAACCCGATATGTCAGGCCAGCATGATCTGCCGTCATGTTTACAGTTGGAAACGTTACAATTCTATTTGCCGTCAAAGTGCCAGCATGAAGAATTTTTGTTGCTGTCACAAATGGGTCAATCGTGAAATCTACGTCTGTAGATATTCCAACATATGCCCTCTCGCGCGGCAAACTTGCAGAAATTTTCGAAACACCATCAACCGTCGTGTAGATTGTAACGGCTTTAGTTTCGTCAAAAATCTCGCTTCCTGCTTTCAAATTGCAGGATGGCGCGGTCCACGTTTTGTATCGCCCCTTGATGAGCGGTGTAAGAAAGCTACTTGCTGTTGATGCAATTTCGAAGGGGCTGATGAACGAAACCCCATCACCCTGAATATCAATGGTATTGTCTACAAAATGTGGAGTAGGTGAAACGCCGGATACGCCAAAGCAAGTAAACGCGTATGTTGTGCGGGTGACCGGGAATGTGTCTACAATACGGTTTCCGGCTATACTTGTCATGCCTTTGGACGATTTGAAGTCAAGGAAAAATGGTTTTTTGTACGCCGAGATAATCCCGGCGATTTTGCCCTGTCCGCAGTTTACCAACAGGTTATCATTAATTTCCAAAACGTTGACGAACGCCGAAAGCCCAATGCCTGCAATTGGGGCGTTGTATACTTCATTGTCATTGATGATAAAATTTTCGCACTCCATTAATGGATTGATTGTATGCCTCAAGCCAATTCCAGATGAACTTGAAGACCCTATATTTCCCGGATCAGCATTTTCAATCTCAAACGTAATTTTGTTTCTGCGAATGGTGAGATCCTTGATAGGCATATCATTGCTGAGGTCGATCCCGATTCCCATGGCAGCATTCGCCCCAACAGCCGCTGCGTATGTAGCTTGCCTGATGTTGATGATGTTGTCTGAAACTGAGGTATTTTTAATGCCGTAGCCTGTGATGTGGGCCAAATATTTAGCCGACCAAATGTTAACACCGGACAGCTTAACATCCAAAGTATTGTGAGTTATCATGCTGAGGTCGGTGTCCTCAACCGTTATTCCAGTGACGTTCATTCCAACCAGATACCCACTGATTTTATTACCCATCACATGTTGCCGGGTGCAATGCGACTCAATGGCTGTTGTGGCCTTTGCCGTCCAATCGGCTTGAAAGAAATTGTCTGTGATTATCGCATCTTCACCAGAAACATAAACCACAGACTGGTCGTAACTTATATTTCCGGGGTTTTGCCCCATCTTTAGAAACTTGTTTCGAGAGATGACTGGGCGAATTGCCAAAGCGCCGCCAACGCCAACATAGAAATCATTTACAGCCTGGCTATTCTTGACGATGTTGTTTGTCAGTCTGATGTCAGCGCCACCGCCAATGAAGCTTGCGCGGTAGCTTGCAAGCATTCCAGAAGCATCAACAGCTCCAATATTGTTGTTGGCTTGATTGTGGTCGAAAGTACAACCATCAATCACAAAACCTTCTGAATCTCCGCCACCAAAAATAGTACGGTAGGTTCCCGCACCATTGGCAATCTTAAATGAGGCATCCAAAACTTTTTGCCCCGCGAGAACGGGGATGATAGTTGCACCAACACCAGCGGGCGAGGGCTTTATCGCATAAACACGCCCCGGCCTGCCGCGCAAAACACGCCCTGCAACAGAATGAGCCCGAACAAGCATTTGCGTATCATCGCCAGCCGTGTCAGTTGGTAAATAGAAATCATCATAATATAGATCAGCCGACGAGTACTTCTTCTCCCAATACTTTGTCGGATCGGGAGTTGATGTAATGTAACGCGAAAAATCATTGGCCGTATTGGCTGCTGCAATATCCGCCTGAATGGTGGCCGTTTGCACGGAGATGGTTTTCTTCTCCCATTGGGAGCCATTATAGACTGCTAACGGAAAGCTTATAGGCGACGCCTTCAATGCCGCTGCTGTTTCGAATGCCGGAAGTGCCTTGTTTATTTTTGGCAAAAGTTGATCAAATGCAGCCTTGATTTCTCCAAGTGGCAAAACTTGCTGAGATTGAGCGTCTGAACTTGCCCCGTTTGCCGCTGCATATCCTATGTTATAATTGAATACATCGCCTGCTATTGTCATGTCTTATTCCTGTTATAAATTATTATGGGAAAACACGGAACACAACGTCCCACCTTGAATTCGTGAATGAACCGTCACCAAGAGTATTTTTCTGAACAACGGACAGGCTGCTCCCAAGACGAGGGGAAAGGCCAACGCTTGTTGCATTGAACCAAACCGATGAATTTACGCTCACGTTCGCAATAATCGCATAATCGCCAGCCGCATACTCATTGTCAGCAAGGTTGCATTTTAGATACCAATCAACGCGCGAAGGAACAGCAGGAAGGCCATGGGGGACAACTTTAGCTGTGCTAACCGCAAACGGACCAGCGTTAAATTCAACAAAATTCCCCTTGATGCCAGTTAATGCCGATCCGTCTGCGACTGGAAGTTTGTTTGCTGCGCCTGCATATTGAACAACGTTACCAATCGCCGCACCTGTATTTAGAACAGATGCGGTTCCAAGCGCCATTGCCGTTCTTGCCTCCGCTTGCGTGGAGGCAGCGACAATACTAAGCCCTGTCGCGCCACCAGTGGTTGTTGCAAGATTTGAAAGACCAAGATTTGATCTAGCCGTTGAAACGCTTAATAAATCAGAAAGATTAGACGCCCTGAGCAAACACGAAGAAAAACTGACGGAGGCCAAAACATCCGCCTTGGCTAAACTCCATGAAGCAAAACCAGTTCCACCTAGCGATTGCGGCCACGCCTGATTGAGCGTTGCCGTTATATCCGAAACCCAATTGTTATAGGGCGCTGGTAAAATTGGCTGGCCCTGAATGCCGTTGGTGTTGGCGGGGGCTGAGTATAAAAATGTGCCGGAATCTCTTGGCATGATTATTCCTTGTTTTGACAATGACGGGAGAGACGCCTAAAAAGGCGGAATGAATATTTTCAGAGAACGAGAATTAACAACTTCAGAATGGGTTGGTCTAGTTTGTGTTGCGCTAGCTATTGCTTGGGCGCGAGAATATCACGGCTGGCTATTCTGAGTGGATAGGCCGCCCATCATTAACATTCTGGCAATCAGCGCCTTATTGGCCTCAATCGCCTTTTGTGTTTTGTTCTTCGGGAATACCGCTGCTGTGTTTCCACCGCCTGCAATCAACTTCTCGATCTTTGCGGCCTTGCTCTTTTGAATTGCGCCGCCAAGCATCTTGGACAGTGCGCCACCCGCCATGATGGACGTTGCAGTGATGGGCTCAGCCAACATACCCGCCGCACCTATAGCCGCGACACCACCATGCTTAAATGGACTTAGCTTTCCAAGTACGCGCAACGTATCTCGCCCGCCCTGATTGAATATCACATCCTCAACCATCGCTTTTTCGTCAGGCGTAAAGCCACGACTCTTTTTTGGATTGTTTAGAATTTTCGATAGCTCTTGCTTGACGGTGTTCTCGAGGTTACCTCCAGAACCTGTTCTCGCAGCGCGATTTTCCGCCAAAGACAAAGCGTTGCGAACAGTTTCAATTTTCTTTTGTTGCGAGTAAAGCTTGTCAGCCTCTTTGCGCAGCGTTGCAGCTTTTGTTGCATCCCCGACCAAGACATGATCTGGGTTTGGGTTCATCTGAAAATCGTCAATCTTGGTTTTCACAATGTTCAAAAGTGCGTTGCTGCTATTTTTGCCGGGGGCGAACTGCTCCCCCGCTACGGACCGAATAGATTGCAGGCCTTCCGCCGTTACGGGAAGGCCTGAGCCTACATCCTTGCGAAGCTCTGAAATAGCAACATTTGCGCCGGGCTGGGCAACAGGGCGAAATGTGCGATTTGCAAATTCTTTTTCTATGGTGCTTAGGAGCTGTTGCGCACCTTCTGGTTTGTAAATGACATTTTCACCTTTAGCCGCATCGTATTTTTGCGAAGCAAGAGCCTTTATTTCATCGTAAGTCGGGACTTTTGTTTTTTTGCTGAATAGACCTGCGAATTTTGAAGCCGCATTGCCAATCAGTTGACCCGCCGCTCCGCCAGCCGCCCCAAATGCAGCGCCCGTCGCAACGTCATTATCGTGACCGTAGGCATCAAGAGCGCCAAGCGCAGCGCCGTCGGCTGTCAACCCGAGATATTTCCCCAGCTTTGGAATGTTTTGAGCCGTTGCACCAAGTTTTTGTAGCTTTGCCATTGGGGCAAGCGAACCAATGACGCTTGCCGGGATACTTGCCGATCCCGCCCTGGCATGTGCATCGCTTACTTGGCCGCGATTTTTGGAAAGCTCTTGATTGTAATCAGTCCCTTTGATCTTTGATTCAGCATAAGCGGCTGCTTTGGGAAGAAACCCAAATGTTGCACTGTCTCCGATTACTGTTGCAATGTCATCGGCGGCAACCAATGGTTTTTTCCATTCTGGCAAACGCTCAAATTGTCCAGCCTTGCCAACAGCTACATCAGGAATTCCGGCCATAGGGTTAAATTTTCCTAGCGGCGGTGGAACAGTTTGAGTTTTCATCATTGCCGCAATGCGCGTTGCGCCAGCCTCATCGCCCGCATTATGGGCATTGCGCAATGCCTTCATGAGTGTTGCTTGATCTGCCATTTTAACCGCCGTATTTTTTCAAAAGTTCTTCGTCTGACATTTCAGGCGCGGACGGTTGCGGCCCACCAAATTTTAGGCGAGACTCAGCCCTTGCTTTTCCCTTTAAGACGACGGCTTTGTAATCATTTAAGGCCTGCATAAATGCCTCAGTTGATGTAGCAGTGTTCATGCGATTAATTGCCTTTGTCGCAGTGTCACCTTCTGCATTAGAAAGCGAGCCAAGACCGCGCATTTGCTGGATTGCTGTGGCAAAGGCCCCGGACTTGGATTGGTCAACCAAATTCTGGAAATCATAACCACCCGTTCCGGGAATCATGTTGCCGTATGATGATGCCCCGGTGCCGCGCTCAAGATAAGGGCTTGTTTCGATTTGGTCCAAAATATTAAGTGCGCTATCAGCCGCCGCAATATCGCCGGGGGCCGCGACCTGAGCGGCACCAGAAGCGCCACCTATAGCGTCTTCTTTTGCTTTTCCAGCAACGTCAATTCTGACTGGTTGCGCAACGCCATCTTGGGGCAGGGCCCCCCCCCGCTTGTCAACAGGAACAAAGCCTGTTCCTGTATTGAGGTAGTCAAGACCGGGGGCAAGAGCATTCACGCCTTCTGGCAACGGCGCAAGCGTCAGGCCACCGCTTTTATTCGTCTGCATGGCAACAAGATTTCCGGTTTTGTCTTTGCCATAAACGACTTGCAGGCCGTGTTCATTTTTGTCTGTCAAATCCTGCGGGGGATCATAAACAACTTGCCCTGTCTTGCGGTTCACCAAGCGATTGCCAACTGAAACAACATCGCCTTGCGCCATATTGTCAATTTGTGCCTGCTTGTACGTTTGGTCAAGCACTTCACCTTTTTGCTTCATCTGATAAGCAGGGTCTTGCTTTTGCATTTCTTGCTGAATGGTCATTAGCGCCATTTGCTTCATTTCAGGCGTTGCCCATGCATTGCTATAGACCTTCATAGCCTCATTGAACTGAGCACTAGGGTCTGACTGAGTGGGTAGTTCTGGCTGTTGCTGCATAGGCGCTTGTGGTGAGGCCTGCGCCTGCTGTTCCATTGGCTGTTGATAGGCTGCTGGTTGCGGCAGGGCAGTCTGGAACGCCTGTTGCGGATCGCTGGACGCAACTTGCTGTCCCGCTCCTGCAATCTGATTAGCGTATTTGATGCGACTGTCCATGTGGGGTATGCCGGGACGCAAGTAATTTTGCGAAACAATCTGTGCGGCTTTGGCAGGATCATTGATCCCCTTGAGTTTAGCCAAAACACCGCCTTCTGAACCTTGAAGCTCGTTTTTGAGAAACCCATAATTTGCTTCTGGCGATGACGGATTAAGGCCATTCTGCGCCGCCCACGATTCAAATTGACGGCGGCGAGGCCCGGTCCACTGCGCCCAGCCGAAACCACCACGCGAACCCGCCACAGTTGGATTGATTTCTTGCAAGGTTTTGAAATTTCCACTTTCATGAGCAAGATTCCCAGCAAAACCAGCGGCGGCAGCAGGGGAAAGCCCAAAATCCTTTTGCAGCCGTTGCGCAACCATCTGCCCGGTTTGGCCGTCGCCAAACCCCTGCATTGCAGCGCCCGTAGGCTTTGCTACAGGGCCGTTCTGTGTTTGTGGGGCAGATATGCCGCCCGGAACGCCGGGTGCGCTAGGCGATGCCGTCTGCGGCGCTGACTGGCCAATCGTTTTAAGGAACGAATCAAAGACTGATTGGCCGGATGCGTTTCCTGCTGTTTCAGCCTGCCCCGCCTTGTGCCGTCCATAACCAATAGCCAGCCCCTTCAGCACGTCACCAATCCCCGCGCCAACATTTTGCGCGCGACCCATACCGCCCGCCATCTGGTCGAGCATGGCGCGACGCTGCGCCACCTGATCCGGTGTCATTGTGCGAGGATCGAAAAAACCAAGTGCGGTCATTCTTTAAGCTCCTAGGGAGAATGCTTTTGTGTAATTGACGCGGAATAGGCCGTCCGAACCCTTGGCAACAGCATCAGGCATGGTTTTCATTAGCTCTTGCGCCATGACGCCTAATGTTTTTGGCGTTCCCTTATCTTGACCCTTGTAGCGATACTCATAGACATTCTGGCCTTTGACTGTGCCCACTTTTTCAATGTCTTTCTTTGCGCGACGATCAGATAATGCAAATGCGCTACCAAGGCCAGAAAACAACCCGCCGTACATGGATTGGTTGGCTTGATACCTATTCATCCGCTGATTGTCGTAGTTTGCGCGAATGCCAGCATAATCAACCGTTCCGACGTTGCCCACATTTGCGCCATTGAAATTAGGTGTTTGCAATTGTGTGCCAGATGAAATCGCCAACGGTTCGTTAAATCGTTGATTGCGTGTCGCGAGTGATTGCTGGAAGCCTTGGCCTTGCGCGTTCATAAGGGCCTGTAAACGTGCACTGCCCTGACCCGCTGATTGCGACTTCATTTCACGGTCATAAGCCGCGCTGCCTTGTTTTATGCCTTGCGCCGCCATGCGCGAGCGCAACGCCTCATCGGCCTGCATATTACCTTCTGAGTTCAGCGTGTCATAATTCTTTGCAAACCATTGTTCATGGTCGCCTGTGTTATATTGGAATGGAGATGCACCAAGTTTATTCAGTTCCTGTGTTTGTGAATTGCCGTACTTGGCAAGGTTCAAATCACTGGATTGGTTTTGGTCGAAAATAGCCTGCTGCCCCGGCGCAAGTGTTTCCGTGGTGTTGTTGCGCGCAACGCTTTCCATCTTTCCCGTCAATGGATTCATTACAGGAACATACTCAAGGCTTGATGACTTGACGCCGTAAGGGTTGGTAACGGTGCCAGAATTTGCAATCGTATTCGCATTTGCAGCAAGCGTGTTTTGCCCTGCTTGTGCGCCTGCTGTTGCTATCGGATCGCTTGGTTTTGGTGCCTTCATCGTTCAAACCTCGAATGCTTCCACGCTTCTCGCGTCATATGGAATAACGATTCATCCCGCCCGCTACCGCGCATGTTGGGCAGCGTGACTTTCTGAAATCCTAGTTTTGATAAAATTCTATCCGTTGTTTTGTCCGCTGCATCACATCGCGCAAACATCATTTGGCAGTCGTTCAGAACAAATCCAATAAGGGCAATCTCGGTAATAACTTTTCGCGTCAACCATCGCGGGCTAATCGCGGCAATGCTCATTTCAATCGTTCTGCGTTCTTTTATGTAATCGTGAAAAACAACCACGCCTAAAATTTCAGCCCCCAAAACAACGCCAAGCGTCATACATGGACCAAAATCAATTTCTTTTTCCAGAATCCGGCTCGCGAAATCACACAAAATGCTGTTCACCTCACAGTTATTTTTGTCACCGTAAATAAACCTAAGAGACAACAACAGCGGCCCTTTCGTAAGTTACGGTTACGTCAGTGAATTCTACATCAGGCGTTGCAACATTGTTGAATGTGGCCTGAAGCATGATTGCGCCAACACGACCGCGACGGCCTAGAGATACCCATTTTTCATAGGTCACTCGCTTTTCGCCTTCCGCTCCCCAAGTGGCAATGCCCCATAACGCCGTGCCCCATGCGCCTTCCGCTCCATCTTCTGGTGGCGGCGCAGGCGGTGCAGCCCATGTCAATTGATTGTTGGCTGAAATGGTGATCCTTGCATTGAAAGAAGTTGAATGCTCAAACACGCCCGCTGCTTGCAGGAATTGCTTTTCACCATCATAGCCATAACGAGAAGGCCAATAAGCAAGGCGGCATTCATATGAGGTGCCGTCATCATTGCCACCCTCATCACCATAGTGAATTGTGCCACTTGATGTGCCAAAGATAAACTTGCCATTAAAAACAACCATTGAACGGCAATCCCATCCCGTAACACGGCACCACCGCCCGGTCTGCAAGTTAACCACAAGGCATTGCGGAACTTCGCTTGTCTCCTCAATTGTATACGAGCTGCCCCAAGGGGTCTGCCCCCATATAAAAGTGCTGCCCCAAATTGATGTGCCTGTGCGCGTCTGCGTGTTTGACGGCACCGAAACAATTCCGATGTTACGTTCATCCCATTTGACAAATGACCACGGCTTGTCCGCCTTAGATGAGGTCAGCTTTTTCCAGTACGGTTCAATAAATCGTGTGATGGCTGAAAGACTAAGTGCTGCCGGGTCTTTTTGTGTAACCTCAGACATTGGCACAATGCCGCTAATCGCGAGCGAAAGAATGTCGCCGCCAATTTTAAGGAACGAATCTTTTCCAAGTAGCTTGGGGATATTGTAAACGCCAAAAAGCTGCCATGTGCCGCCAGGATAATCACCGCCATAAACCGCCACTTCCCCTTGATCTGATCTGAACACAACTCGATCACTTGACCCACTACCGGAATCCTGCGACCAAGTGGAAATATCAAGCAACTTTCCGCCGCGCTTAAATATGCCCTCAAGTGAAAAATCCAAAGCCACACCGCCAATTGCATCAACCGGCAAGTACCAAGCTCGTTTGCTGTTCTTTTCAACCATCCAAATACGACTGGCGTGAACTGCTGCCTGCGTTATGCTGGCGCTTGAAACGCCAGTAATAGCAGGTAGGTTAGTTGCCCAAACTGCGCCGTTGTAAACCTTATGAAGGTCATCTCCATTAAAGGCTAAAAGAAAATCACCAGCTGTAATGGAAAAATTGATTGAGGAATAGAAATTGCTGGTTTGGCCCGAAAAAACGGGAGAAATTAGCGCAACAGGGCTGGCCGGATTAGTCACGTCATAAACAGCACCTGCCATTGCAGCAAAAAGCTTATTGGTACTTGTGCCTGTGTAATTCAGAAAGCTTTCAACTGGAAACAAGCCAATAGACGCTATCTTGCGTGAACCTCCACGAGCGCGAACGCCGCGTGTCGTTGGAATCCAGTTTTCAAGAACTTCCGCGCAGCCGGGGTTTTCTTCTGCAATCGACTTGTCAGCACACCAGCCACCAATAGGAGCGGTCTGAACACGCTCAAGATGTCTCTTTGAAAGAGACTGCGGCCTTGCTGAATCTTCAGTCGCAGTTCTCATTTAGCGCAACTCAAATGGGTAAGCAATTTCTGTAGAAACATGATGGGAGCGTCCAAACGAAAGTTTCTTTGGTCCGCCGTCCCTCATAATCAGGCGTTCCTTGCGACGCTCGTATGTAGCCATGTCCTCTGCGTAAGACTGACGGTGCTCGTGCCTCCACATCCACTGAATGCCATACTCAAGCAATGTTTCATCAAGAACGAAAGTTTCATCATCTTTTGTGAATTTGGGTTGATTGGTGCCGAGAGAAGACGGCTTTACGCAAAGGTTTGTCTGGTAATAATAATATGCGTGAACACCGACAGGCAACGCGGGTTTGATATTTATTTTATCACCAAGCAAAATCCATGAATAGGTTATTCGCCCCAGTTGACGGACTTCAATATTCAGCCATGTCTGCAAGTCCCTGATTTGCACCATGGGTCCAACCAGAATAGGCGTTACAATTTGCGCCTTGCCGTCATTGTCTTCCGTGAATCGGTCAAAGCCAGCGGGCATATCCCACTCAGTCTTAACGCCATCACCTGTAATCGTTTCAAGCCTTGTAAGGGCTCGCCAATCGTGGCCAGACAGAATATCGTCTTTTGCGCGATTGGCGAGTGTTGCAAGCTCAAAGTGCTCTTGATCCTGTGAAGAAAATACAGCCGTCGGCCTTTTTAAGCCAATCAGTGTCAAGTTTTGGATGACAGAAAGAACACTCATTTAATCACCTATGCGGCTTTGTCTTTAGCAGGGACTGAAAGCGTTTTAGATGTCGCGCCCTCAGATTGAGCCTTGAGGCGAGTCAATTCCGCTTCAAGCGCAGACATTTGCGTTTTCATTTCAGCGTTTTCTTCGATAAGGCGTGTTTCTGTTGCGTTGCCCGAGGCGCGATCAAGATACGCCTTGGCAATGTCGCGCAGCTTGCTGCCTTCCATGCCGAGTTTTTTCATGTTGGTATCAGAAAGTGACGCAAGCGCCTCAACCGTATGAATGTTGATGGCTTTCAAGTCTGCGCGTTTTGCGCTCTCGATTGCCGTCAATTCACCAAGTGGCGTACCGTCTTCAAGATTTACTTTGGTGCGTTCGTAAACCTCCCAATGGCGCGGAAAGCGCTGTTTATAGTTCACGTAGCCGTGACCAGCGACCATTTTTGATGGATCGTCAGCAAAAGCATTGATGATTGTTTTGGTATCGCCGGGGAAGCGAATTTCCACCATGTCTACCGTGTCGTGCACAGGGCGACCCGCAAGCTTGCTTTTGTTCTCATTGCGAACATCGCTTGAATAGAACTTGATGCGGAGGTGGCTTGTATCTTCTTGATAATCGAGAATGTCTGACATTGTTTTTTTCCGTCTGAGGGAGTGCAAGAAGGGCGGGAGATTATTCCCCCGCCCGGTTAATCGTTAGATTACAGTCTTCCGCATCCATGCATAATCATTGAGAGCCAATGCAAATGCAGGGGAAGTCCATGCGCCAGCGCCTGTCGCAACCGTCATATAGGTTGCGCCTGCTGTTTCCGTGAGGATAACAACAGTGCTTGCCGGAACAGCCGCCGAAGCCTTTGCGAAAACGTAATCATGACCATCACGACCACGAAGACGCGTTCCAAGGGCAAACGGAGGGCGGTTAAGCTGGCCATCATCACGCCATTTCTGGGATGGATCAAAGCCAATTGTATTTTCATAAGCCATTTTTCATCACTCCTATTAAGCGGCTGGGTTGGAGTCACGAATTTTAGCGGTATGCAATGGATTCTTGAGGATAAGATTCCCCATGAAGCCCACATGCTGCACAACGCCGTCTTGGTTGACGGGCATTTGTGTTTTGCCAATTTTCGAGAAATTACGTTCAGGATGATAGCGGAAGCCAAGGGCTGACGTATCAATGACGTATGTCACGTTGGACGGCATGGCGGAACCAATACCACCTTCCAAAACGACATCCATCGTCTTGCCTGCACCGTAGAATTTGAGCGACGTAAAACCGCCCTTGCCTACGCCGTTTTCATCATTGATACGCTGAATCGTGGTGAGCGAATCAGTGTACGCCTGATAATGCTCAGCGGCCATGCAAAACACGTTCGGCCCTTTATTGCCGCGCGACATTTGAATGACAACTTGCTGCATGACCTTCTGAGAAGACGCCGCATTGAACTGCGTAATCGTAGCGCCAAAGTCAGTTTGTACGTCAAAGGTCCGTGTGCGCCATTGTGTGGCAACAGCACGGTCAATGCCGCCATAAGTGCCAGTCGCAGGGTTTGTCGGGATTGCCAACTGCAAGCCACCAATCTGCTTTGCAGCGGTGCCGTCAGAGTGCAGGTCTTCAACAAAACGGTCTACCAATTCATCTTCAGCGGCGCTCATGTGCGCCTTGAAAATATCCTTGAGTTGGCTTGGCCCGCTGTTCTTCAAAATATCTTCATTTGAAAGAACAATTGAAACCGCCGCCATCTTTGGTTCGAATTCCGCATCCGTGAACAAGTCTGCTGTTTTTGGGTTAAGGAATTCAAGGCCGCTGTAGCGGGTGTAAGTGCCGGACTCACCATAAAGCAAACGCTCACGGATTGTCGGGCCAGAGAAGGTCGTGAACATATCACGCTGCTTCATCATAAACAGGATTGCATTGGAGTTCGTTACGAGATCGACATAGCCGCTCGAACGGTCCTCCAAAGCCAATGAGAACGCTTCTTGCAATCGCTCACTATAGCCGGGGGTAATAGGCATTTTGATTTATCCTAATAAGGATTAAGTTTAACCGATGCCAAGCTGAGCAAACGAACGCTCGACGGCTTCGGCGGCTGATGACGCGGGCTTACGGAATGCGGGGTTTGAGCCCGACACGGGAGCGCCAGTCGTCGAAAGTGAACCTTTTTGGGTTTGAGCCTTTAGGTCCGGTTTTGGTTGGAGTGCGGCTTGTGCTTGCACAGTAGCGGGTTTGATCCGTTCTGCCATGGCATAAGCCTCGTCCAAGTCATCTACCATGCCAGCCCTTGCAAGCTGGCCCATGGAATCTCTGAGTTCATTAAAGCGCGGCTTGTCTGATGCCCACGCCGTAATTTGCTGTTCTATTTCTGCATCCTGTCGTGATTGGATTGACGTTGACACGCCGGAAAGCTGTTGCGTAAGCTGTTGCACCTGCTGTTGCAATTGCAGGATGGTTGATTCCTGCTGCGATGGCGCTTGTTGTTGTTGGCCTGTGATTTCCGCAATGAACTGCTGCGGTGTTTTCCCGAGAAATTCACAAATCTTCGTGAACCCCTGCACTGGATTTTGCTCTAGTGCAGTTTCCATTGTCACATAGTTGTTTAGCGCGGTCTCGATTGTTGTTCCGTATTGGCTTGCCATGTCCTCAAAAGGCTTCAATGGCGCGTAACGGTCCTTATATTCGTTTAGGCCCTTCTCCATTTCAGAGAAGGCGCGATTGACTTCTCCCTTGACGGCTTCCGGCACAGCAGCCCATGCTGCCTTAGCGTCCGGCGAGAACCGGGCGGGCACATCAACAATGGGCGTGACTGGCTGTGCTTCTGCAATTGGTGCAGTAGTAACTGGCTCGACCTTTGCAACTGGTGCCGCATCTTCACTCTTAGGCGAGAAACGTCCGCGCTCATCACGACTTGAAAGTGCACTTGGAACTTTCTCAGTGTCATTGCCGAACACTTTGTCAATTGCGTTGTCGATTGAGGAATCAAGTGAATTTGAAGTATTTTCCATTGCATCGTGCCGCGCCGTCTCTTGACTAGCGGGTGCTGCTGATGGTGTTTCAATAATAGAGGATTGTTCCGCCGGGGCGGCTGTCGTTGAAATGTCAGTCATTGTTTTTTCCGTCTGAGGGAGTGCGTTAATTATGTTCCAAAGCCAGCTCTGGAAAAGGCTTTATCCACCGTGTCGCTGATTGCCTTACGATCAACTTTGGGCCGTTTAAACGGCTTGGGATTTGTTACCGACGGATCATTGCCAACCTCAACAACGCCCGCTTGCTTGTATTGTTTGCGCAATGCAGATTTTGAATCATACATTTGCCCGTCCGTCATGGAACGCACCGCGCCCATGGTGTCAAATATAATTCCCGGCGACGGCAATTCAGACCGTGTGAATGTTTTTGGAGTGTAACAATTGGAAGGCCAAGGCATATCTAAATCGTGCCAGCCATCGCATATCTTGCAAAGTCTTTTTGTCATTAAGCCATCATCATAAATGCTAAGAGTTCTTCTTCTTCGTCATCCGCGCGTTTAATTTGCGCCGCAACTTTATCAACTAATTTCTTGATTTCAGTCACGCTTGCTGAAATCCCCTCAATGTCAATTTCAGAACGAACAGACTTAATAACCTTTTTAATTTCAGTGACCGTGGGGATTTTACCCGGTGCAGTTACACGCTCAAATGCGGCCTCAATCAGTTCTTCTAATTTGCGTCGATCTTCGTCCTGTCGCTTGTCTCGCTTGCGTCCTATGCCGTCATATTCAGCGGATTGTTGTGGCGCTGTGATAACGCCCTGCGCCGCGCCGGGAAGGAAAGAATAGATATAAGAAACCGTCGCACCCGACGCTACAGCAGCAACCCCGCCGGAAGCAGCACCGGGCAGAAACGAATAAATTTCAGATACGGAGGCACCAAGCGCAGTTGCATTGGATTGCCCTGCGGCAACACCCGCAAGAAAACTATAGTTTTCAGAAACAACAATGCCAGATGCCGTAGCGTTTATTTGACCTGATGCAGTGCCCTGTAAAAACGAATAAATTTCATTTACAGTGGACCCGGGGGCGGTGGCGGAAACTTCGCCAGTCGCGGCACCCGGGAGAAATGAATAAGCCTCGCTTATAAGCGATCCTGACGCAACCCCATTAATGGCACCAGCACTCGCAGCACCGGGCAGAAACGAATAGAACTCCCCGACTGTAGCCCCTGCGGCGGTGGCGGAAACTTCGCCAATGCCAACGCCGCCTAAAAATGCGTAAATCTCCGAAACAACAATGCCAGATGCCGTAGCGTTAAGAACCGCCTCACCTAAATCAACCCAAGCATCCGAACCATCAACAGTTGAATACGCCGTTAGCCACTGTAGTCCATAACTATCGGCTAGCTCAATCGTGAATTGCTCATTGCCGAGCGCAATGCTTACATTATTTGGTGGGGTGGCGTCAAACTCAGAAAGCGCACTAAAGCGGTTTTTAATGATAGTTGCGGCATAATCCGCTTCGTCATCAAACCAGACCGGAACATTATCAAGAAAGTAAAAAGCCATTTAGCCCACCGTTGGGCTAGGTTTAGCCCACTTCCTCAAATTCAATTTCAGGCGTGACAATACCTGTGCCGTTTTCGCAGCGGAGTGAAATTTGACCGCCCGGAGGAACATCGATCTCATTGCCCATGCCGGGCACAGCTACGAATGGGATATAAGCGCCATTTGAGTTTACGCCAATACGATGGACGATAGCGCCCGGTGTTGGTTGCGTCACCCAACCCGTAGCAACCGTTACGCCAGAAGCCGGGGAAAGTGAGGCTTTGGGCACCGCCGCGCCTGCTGTTGGCGTTACGCCCCCCGTTGATCGCATGAACGTGATCCGGTTGGTGGCCGAGGCCGTGCCTTCACCGTAAAGCTTGACAGCCCAAATTTTCGAGGCGCGGGTAGAGGGAATAGTGATTGTAAGAAGATCGCTTCCTACCACCATAGCCACACCAATTTTCGAAGTCGTATATCTTGCACCCATGATCTTATTTCCTTATGGATTTGATTTGCGAACAATTGAAGCATTGAGCGTGAAAGTTCCAGCAACAGTCACAACGTCAGCGCCAAAATCATCAACAGCCACCAATTCATCAGCCGTTGCAGCGCCTCCGCGCGATTTATAATAGATAGCCTTGCGAGCTGTAATGGTAGAAGCAGGCCAAGTCACCTGCGCAAATGTAATGTCAACACGGTCGTTTGCCGTGTCCACTGCTGATACAGTAGCCGCAACAGCAATTCCGCCAGCCGTGTAACCCGTGCCGACAACTTCATTTGTCACATCACTACGTTTGGCGTGAGTGTCTTTATTTTCAACATAGGTTGACGTGACCAGCATAACTTTGAAAGCATCTGTATCATAGTCGATTGAACCAATCGCCTCGTCGCGCAATGCTGAATTGTAGATTAAACTGGCCATTATTTCACCTGTGCTTCTGAGACAAATTCAAATCCATCACGGCCACGCATTTTACGCGGTGCAGATATTGCCTTTGCGATTGATTCCTGCCCCTGCTGAATCGCAGCGGACTGTGTAGATATTTCACTTAACATTTGAGCCATCATTGTGAGAGCCTGATTAAAGGCATCACGATCTTCTTTAAACGAATAATCCGCTGGAATTCCAGCGCTAACCATGGCCTCTTTTTGTTTTTGCGAGTGCGTTTGTGTATCAAAATCCATTTTACGCTGATGGTCTGTGGCGGCGCGTTCTGATTCCATTTGCGCTACCTTGGCCTGATGCTCACGCTCGCCCTGAACGTGCTCATGCGCCTGTGCATTAGCTTCCATGGTGCGCCTATGGTCCTCTGCCTTAATCGCGGCCTCCTCGCGCTTCTGTTGCACGGTGATTTCCGCAATCTTAACCTTAGCGTCAATGTCAGCTTTCTTGAGCTGCAATTCGGCTTCGGTTTTCTTTTGAAGCGCATCGGCTTCAGCCTTAGCCTTCACTTCTTCAGGACTTGGCCCTTTTGGCTGTTGCGCGATTTGCGTAATCTGCGTTCCAAAATCCTCAATAGCGCCCTGCAATGGTCTCCCCGCGCGGAAAGCATCAGCAACGAACTTGATAGCCTCGGCCACAAACGGGCCGCTTGCAGGCATCTGCTGCACCAATGGCGCGGACTGCTGAATAAAGCCACCCAATGCCGTCATGAATTCAGTGCGGCGAGCCTTTTCGGCATCCTCATTTGGCTGAATTGTCGAATCGGTTTCAATGTCAAGAATGAACGGGCGCAAGCGTTGGTCGCGCATCATTTCAACCAGCTTTTCAATCGTCACCGTTTGTTCAAGCTGCTGCACTTGTTGCATAACCTGCTGTTTAGCCTGTTCAATGGCTTGCGGGTCTTGTTGTGCCGCCATTTGCGCATCAGGGCTTTGCGCCATTTGCGCGGCCTGTTGCACTATTTGTTGAATCTGCCCTTGAACCTCTTCTTGCGAAGGAATCTGCATTTGAGACATGCTTAGCAATGTTTTAGACTGGAAGTTCTCGGCCATGATTTCACCGCCTATGCGGGCCAAATCACGCGCGAACCTCACCAGCTCGCCTTGCTTGTCTCGAATGCGGATAGAACCGTACTGTGATTTAAGCTCTTGTGCCCCCAATGTCTCGTTTGGATCAGACGAGCCGCGCATGATGTCAGACATGCCAGTTATTTGATAAACGTCATCGATCAACTGTTTGCGAAGCGACACCAGCGCAACAATGGTTTCGGCAACCTCACGAATGGGGAGCCATATCAGCGCATCCTTAAGGCCAGCGCCACCCAATGCCGCGAAGTTTGAAACCGGGATGACGAGTGAGTCGTCCTTGCTCCGAATGGCTCTTTCAACAGCGGTGCCAATATCTTCTGAGCCAGCAGCATAGAAGCCCTTGAGCTTAAGGCCGTCTGCAAGGTTTGAAATGCGCGACGTGAGGATATTGATTTCCTCAAGCTGGTCTTTGTATTGAACATAATCAGGAATGGGCAGCGTCGTGCGGCGCTGCAACGTGCCAAATGCGGGCTTTGGAAACGGAAAAAAACCATCAAGCTTTATTGGCGGGTCTTGCTCATCAAGCGTCGTTTCGCAGCCGGGACTAACCCAAATGACCTTTTTCTTGCCCTTGTGCCAAATTTCCCAAACACGAGCTTTTTTTTCGCCCTTGTATTCCGAGCCCTTATCCTTGCCTTGATCGAACTGAACACTGCTTATAAGCGTATGGGGGAATCGCTTTTTGAATTTCTCAATCGACAACCAACTACCGCGAGCGCCCCAGTCAACCTCGCGCCAATTACGGGCCGGATCATGCAGGAAGTCCATGCGGTCAACATGGTCAAAACAAAGCCGTTCCGTGAAGTCCGCCTCAGTCTCGCCCGCCGCCTCATAGCGCACCCAAGCAGTGCCACGACCTGACACCGCCAAATCGTCACGCACGTTAACCATAACCGAGTTTACGTCATCACGATCAAATGACACTACAAGGCACCGCTCAAGCAAGTCAGACGCAATGCGGTTGATTTCACGCCTATCCTTGAAACGCGGTACGACTACAGGGATAGGTGGACGGGCGTAAATCGAAGGCTTTAAAACCTCCAAATTAGCCCAAAACATTTTGAATTCCCGGTCAACCGAACCTTCTGCCAAGGCTTTCAATTCGCCTAGCTGTTTGTCAAGATTGTCCATCTTCTGTTGGTAAACACTGAAATACTTCTCAGCGTCAGAAATCAAATCAAGCCAAGGCTTCGCCATGCCGGGCTCAGCTTGGGTGGCGCTGGAGTCGCCTCCCATGCCCGTTGTCATTGGTGAAACCATGTCTAATTATTCCGATACAGTTTTCAACACGGCGCGAACGGCTTCCAAGCTTGCCGTCTTTGGATTGGCGAGCTTGGCTTCCCTACCTTGCGCCGTTACATGTAGGCCATCATCATGCACGGCAAACACAACGCCGTTTAGCGCCTTGGAAATCTCAATCATGGCATTCTGCAATGATGGTACATAAGGTACAACGCCCGAACCAAATGCTTTTTCTGGTTCTTTCTGAAGTGGTTTTTTCATAATCTAATCCTTATGCCGCTAGTTGTGATGGTGAGTACCAATCATCATTAAATCTCGACAACCACCCTTGGGCGTAACGCTCGGACTCAAGACCAAGGTAAATATCAAGCCTGTCTTTTTCAGCCCTAACAAATCGTTTGCGGTATGCCTCGGAAAGAACAATAAACCGTTGGCTTTCGTCCAATCGTTTCTCTGCAATTGCGTTGCCAATGTCATCAACATCATTTGTGATCGACATAACCTTTCGGAGAGTGCCGTCAGCATCAAGAATTTTCATTGGAACGATCATAATCTAATCCTTGTTGAATCTCGCGGTGCAGGTGCGCCGGGAAGCATGACTTGTCCGGGCTGGACTTTGGGTGTAGTGTCTTCAATCTTATCCGGTATGTTGCGCCACGCTTGCGAAAGGTAACGAAACGCATCACTCAAATGTGTTGACCAGTCACGAAACTCATTAGCTGAAAACATCTTGCGATCGTCATCCCATTCCCGCCTGTACATTTCCAAGGCTGCAATCCCCTTCTCCTCAGTGCGAGGGTGAAACACTGCAATCTTGAGCGTCTTACGGGCAGCTTCAATGCCATCATGTTTTGATGACAACGGAACCAATTCAGGCTTAAGGCCAAATGCCACCATGCTTTCAATCCGGGTGCGACCTCCACCCCACTCTAAAACCTTAGCGTCATGAGGCACGTAATCTACACCATCAATCCAGCCATGTTCCTCTTTTTTGTCACGGCACACTTGCGCGTAGAACTCAACGCCAGCCGAATGATTTGTATAGCAGTCAAGAATAATAGGGATGCCCATATGCACCTGAAACCAC